ACGATGTCCAAAGAAATCGTAATATCCGCGGCGAAAGCTGCGAACTCAACTAAGTCAAGGAAGCTTGACTTGGTTGGGATGCTTTTAACTGAAGTCCCGCTGTTGGAAAAAGCCCTGTTTAGGCTAATCAACGGCGAAGACGACCTGCTGAATGAAAAGGTCGTGCCCACAACTTCCCTCAAGAGGAGTGACTCATCGATCCCGGAGGATCTGAGGAACTCTCTCGACGAAAGCGTCCGAGATGATCTCGAACTTTTGAGGAAGACCAGAGGACAACGAAAACTTGTTTTGAAAGAAAAGACGAAATCTTTCAAAACTTCTAAGACCGAGATCTTAGAGCCGGAAAACTCCATAGGTAAAGCATTAGCTCTTTACAGAGGATTTCTGGAAGTACTCGTTGTGCACTTCGGATTTCTCCCGACTTGGGAAAAATCATTGACGTCGCTCACAAAATGGGCGGCGTTAGCTGTTCGTGATAGGTTGGAAGAATGGTACAAGACTCAGTCTTGCTATCTACTCTCCCTGGTTACGAAACAGGATAAGCTCATTCAAGAGCTTCCTTCAGTTGCAGACTGGATTACCGATAAGCCGGGCTACCTTCAAGGTGGCGTGCTTTGGCGGATGTCTAGGAATGCAATTGCAAAACCAATCCTGGAGGATTGGGAACTAAAGGCCTTCTACGCTCTCACAAATGTGAAGAGAGCGGGTCTCGCTATTTCAAAGGAGAAGCAAATTGCCTCTCTTGAGAAACATGTGAGAAACATGAAAGGTGCCGAATACAAGCCCAGAAATGCATTATTTCTGTGCCCTTTCGACTATAGATCATTGCAACCGCAACGGTCTGAGGTTCGTGAACCAGATCAAGTTCTAGCTGACATATATGTCAAGTTGGAACAGCTATTGGTAAAGGACTTTAAGGGCAAGAAATGTAATTCTAAATGGCGTGTGCCCTCAGTGCGTGCGTGTTTTGAATATGGTGCAAAAGAGTGTGGTTCCCATCAGCATTTTCGAGATGATGATTTTTTTCGAAAGTTGTCTCCGATTTTTATTGGTTTCGCAAGGTATAAGACTTCAGTTGTTGAGCTGAAAGTGCCCTATTTACCGGAGGAACTTAAGAGTGATCTTGATGATTTTCTTAGGACGGACAAGAGTCCACCCCGAGCGACAGTCCATAAGGTATTAGAACCTTTTAAATGTCGTGTGATCACAGCTGGACCCGGCAAGCTTTACCAAGCCGGGCGTTGCATTCAGAAGCCGTTACATTCGGTAATGAGGCAGAATACAATGTTTCATCTTACGGGGATACCAGCCTCGCGCGAGTTTATTAACGCGAGGTACAGTGGTGTTTTTCTTAGGGATGAAGAAGGTGCGAATTTGCTCTCAAATAGAGATATTCGTACTTTCTTTGTCGCTGGGGATTACTCCGCTGCAACAGATGGTATGCATCCGGAAATCAGCAGAAAATTCTGCGACATACTGTATATGTATGGGTACTTGTCGTATGACGAGTATTCTGTGTGTGTGCGGTGTATGGAGGGCCATGTCCTAAACTATCCTGAGATGGACGATTTAGTCGTTCAACAGACTTGGGGTCAGTTAATGGGTTCTCCTCTTTCCTTTCCTATCTTATGTTATGCGAATGCGGCCGTGAACTGGGTCGCCGCAGAATATTATGAAGGTAGGTCTCTCAGTCGTAAAGACTGGGAAAATAGCTATCGCCCCCTGTTCAATGGGGACGATGTGAGTTTTGTAAGTAACTCGACTCACTACGCTATATGGAAAGATGTTGCTAGCTGTGCTGGATTAAACTCTTCTCTAGGGAAGTCCTACTGTTCCAAACAGTTTGTGATGATCAATTCAGAGCTTTTTGCTC